TTCATGAGTTGCTTGGATCACGCCAATGTCTTTGTCAGTGATGCCGTCCGCAATAAACGAATCAACGGTCTGGGTGATCAGGGACAAGGCAGGAACGACAAAGCAGACCTTGCTGCCCTTTTCCCGTGCCATGCGGATAATGTCCCCTGCTACGGCTGTTTTGCCGCCACCAGTAGGCATTTGCAGCACCACGCGCTTATATCCATCGCGGAATGCCTGTCTGATCTGACCAATAGCGTCAGATTGGTAATCTCGGAGTTGTTTCATCGTTTGGTACATTTAAAAAGACCCCAGCACAGGGAGAATATGCTGGGGCCAGTTGGGGAGGAGTTAGCGAATGATAGCTAACAGCCGACATCATAATTGATAGCATCTTCGTGTAAAGCAAATTGTTCTGGTGCCAGCAAAGATTTTTTGTACTTGCGGTACCCATGCATGACTGTTGTGTGATCCATGTTAAAGATCCGCCCGATTGCCGAAAATGACAGGTTCAGGTCGTCGTGGGCCTTGGCGAACACCTCTTGCCGCACCTTGACGACTGGGTATTTGCGGTTCCGTTCCATGACTTCCGCTGGATCGATACCGTGCATTTCGGCCACTTCTTTGAGCATTTTCACAAACTTAGACCGAGGCGTGTCAATAACAAACACTGTTTCCGGCACAGTTTCCTCAACCGGTGCTTTTGGGGGCTGCGGTGCTCTCAAGCCAGTTGGGCCGCTCAGACCATGCAGACGGCGTTTCACACCCTCGTAGTGCAACCTTAATTCGTCAACATAACCCATTGTTTTTGTGCCTCTTCTTCATCGTGTTCGTAAATGTAAACAGTCATTGGGTCACCCTCTTCCACCCACTCGGCGGCAAGGGCTTTGCATAGCGAATCATCTGGCACAACCTTTGTTTTGACAAGTAGGTCACTTGTCGCTTTCAGCAAGTTGTCGAGATCCCGGCGGCGACGATCGGGCCTGACTGCTATAATATGGATAATGTAGTTGCCATTTATCAGGTCACGGGTCTGCTGTTTGATCAGCCAACCGCATTCTTCCAGCCAGTCCTTATACTTTTGGCTTTTGAACGTCCTGCCCTTGCCCTGCTGCCACAGCTGGTTTGCGCTGGGGGCCAGAGGCAATCTTAGTGTGATCATTATCAGTATACCTTTCAGCTGTCGGGTTTGATTGCGCCCTGATTTGATGGTTCGGCCAAGTCCAACATTCGCCGGTATCGTCTTGGAAACAAACCCACATTAGATGATGCTCTAAACCATAATCAATCAAGAAGTGACACATAGCTTTCCCCTTCGGCGTGAGCAGTGGTAGGGGATTTTGCAGTTCGACGATCATTTTTTACTTGCCAATCATTGAAATTAGGTCATAAATGCCGCTCCAACCAAAGGAGAACCAAAATGACTGAACAAGGTATAACAGCAATCCAACATTTTTTCACTGTCGTTTTTGCCGTGGTTGGGGTCTATCCCATCACCTTGGTGATCTCGGCGTGGTTAGCCGGAAAGATCCCTCAATGAAGAATTTTACTCGTATCCGTAACGAAGTTAACACCCTTATCCACCTCTATCCTGAGTTGCTGACCGACAGCCAGTTAAAGCTGGACATGCTGGAAGGCGAAGTAAATTTTGATGATGTGGTTAACGAACTCATCGAAAGCGTCATCGAGGCCGAAGGCATGGCCAAATACATGAGCAAACGGTGTGAAGAGTTAAAGGAACGTCAAGCTCGTTACGAATACAAGGCGCGTAACTTGAGGCAGAGCATTTTGCTTTTACTTGAAGACGCACAGATGAAAAAGTTTGTGGGCACCGAGAAAACAGTGTCTGTAGCGCAGAAACCATCATCTGTGGTTATTGTTGACGAAAGTCAACTTCCAGATCAATATTTGCGTGTTAAGAAAGAACCTAATAAAGTTGCGATCAGGGGAGCTCTTGAGCACAACGAGAATGTCCCCGGCGCTCAATTATCAAACGGTGGTACCACCCTACAAATGAGGTAAACTATGGGTAAGCTTGAACCAAAACCTGACGCTCAATTCGTTGCTATTCAAATCATTGCTGATGCCCTGCATGAAGTCATGGGCAAAGTGGCATATGTTCAGAAAGACGCGACGAACGACTTTCACAAATACCGCTACGTGTCTGAAATGAAGCTGCTTGACGCACTTCGCCCTGCAATGGTCGAGGTCGGCTTAATGCTGATACCATCCGTTGAGACAAGCACTTTAGACCATGCAACAGGCAATACGGACATCATTATGTCCTATACCCTCATGCATAAGTCAGGCGCTGTCTGGCCCGAAAAGATCCGTGTTCCGGGCTGTGGCAACGATAAAAATAAGAACGGCATTGGTGACAAAGGTGTCTACAAAGCTATGACAGGTGCCAATAAGTACCTGCTGTTCAAACTGTTTCAAATTGCCACTGGTGACGACCCAGAGGTGGACGCAAACTTCCAAACGCCAGTTGCTAAAAAAATACACAACAGTGAAGATGTGGAAACTTACTTGCAAGGTGAACAATTAAACGTAAATTTAATCACAACAAGTGAAAACTTGGATAAGTGGTGGATAGAATCGGCCGGTGACCGTGCTTATTTTGGCATAGTTAAAGACGATGCGAACTACAATAGACTTGTAGAAATGGCTAAAATTCGTCGTAATGAACTGAAGGAAAAGGCAAATGACACAGTACGATAACAACAACTCTGGCGCATTATATAAGAACGACAAGAAGACAAAGGAAGGCCAGCCAGACTACCGTGGAACGGCGGAAGTTAACGGCCAAAAATACTTTGTCTCGTCTTGGATCAAGACATCTAAGGCTGGCAACAAATTCATGTCTCTCTCTTTTACTACTGTAGACAATGGTGAAGGCCAGAAAACTAAACCAGCACCAGCGGTTGAAGATATTGACGACAACATCCCTTTCTAAGGAATTGAAATGACAGACAATGAAATTGATCGGTGGGACGTTATCAGCTTTCGCACCGACAAGCGTGGAATAACAAGGCGGTACCACCTCGGTGTTGCCTTTGCTCCTCCCAATGAAGACTTCATCAATGTGAAGTTTGAGGCATTACCTTTGCCTGACATTCGTGGAGAAGTTTGGGTGCGTCTATTCCCAGAGGGAACATACAAGGGGTCAAGCTTTGACAAAACTGATAACCGATGAAATGGTTGAAGACGCTCTACAGTACTTAGCCAAGTCATCAGAGCTCATCGCGGCTGCACGTGCTATGCGTCTCCGCGCTGAGTTTGAGCGCAAGCAAATACGCTCCCGTCTCTTCCTATCAGCGGAGGGGACGGTAGCCTTCAAAGAAGCCTACAGCGAATCCCATGCAGATTACGTTGCAGCCTGTCAAAAGGAAATTGAGGCCGCAGAACGTGACGAGCTGTACCGTTCCGAACGATCGACGGCAGAAACAATCATTGAGGCATGGCGAACTGAATCATCAAACTTACGCGCAGGGAATAGCTTTAAATGACATATGACATCCACCCGTCTGAGAAATACACCATGCTGGATTGGATCAAAGAAGCCAAAAAGGGTCGTGCATACTTGTACTACACAGGCTTCATTTGCCGAGACATAGACCGTGCCAAGGAAAACAAATCTAAGCTTGTAGCATCACGCAACATTGCTTGGGCTTTGTATGAAAGCGGCCACGTTCTGCTGGTGCAAAAGAAACTCGGCCCAATGAGTTATGAGTATTTGGCCGTAAGGACGGGTAAACAATACAGATAGGAATACCGATGACAGGTAAAGTCAAACTGACCAACAGCGAGTTGATGTTGGCCGCTCAATTAGGTGTTATGCGCCGCATAGCATCTCGCCAAAGAAACCTACCAGATACAACAAACACCAAATATCGTTGGGACGCAGACATCACCGGCGCTATTGCTGAGTTCGCGTTTTGCAAATACTTCAACCTATGCTGGAACCCCTCCGTTAATGTCGGCGGGGAACCTGACATTGATGGTAAGCATATACGCGCCACCACCCTTCCGCATGGTAGATTGATCATCCGTGAGCACGAAAGAGACAAGCCTAACATGGCTTACTTTCTTATCATCGTGCAGGATGCTGAATGCACTATCGCCGGGTGGGCTTTTGCGGATGAAATCAGGCAAGATAAATTCTACCTTCCCAAAGATGAAACGGGCGATGCCGCTTGGTGGTACCCTCAAGAATTGCTGCATCCGATAGAGGCACGTGATGATGCGTGAGGATGTCGGCACGACTAAGCGTGGATCTTTGTCAACTCGACGCAAACTAGCTATCTGGGAGCGGGAAAAGGGGCTTTGCATGCTCTGCAACACCCGTTTGGTGCCCGGGAAGTTCATTTATGAGCACGTTAAGGCTCTTGAGCTAGGCGGGGAAGATATTGATAGCAATATCCGGCTAACTTGTGTAAACTGTGCGACAGAGAAGACTAAGGCAGACCACAAGAATGCCGCCCATGCTAAACGTACCAAAGCATCCACTCTAGGCTTAAAGAAGTCAAAATCGCCATTGCCGTTCGGAAAGGGCAGCAAATGGAAACGAAAACTAGATGGGACAATAGTTCCCCGTTAGGATAGGAATTGAAATTGTTACATGTTGCTGCCGTGTCATTATGTCTTGCGGCTTGTCAGACTGTGCCACCGCCAAACTTAACACCGATCCAGAAGGTGATATATGATGAATCAATCCGTGCTGACATCGACCCAGCCATCGTTCTCGGTGTCGCCAGTACCGAGAGCGGTTTTCGGCCCCACGTTATCAGTGAAGGCAACTACGGCCTCATGCAGATTAAACCGGCGACCGCACGTTCTATGGGTCATCGAGGGTCGGCAAGTTCGCTGCTACAAGCGGAAACGAACGTCACCTACGGCATTCGCTATCTCAAGCACTGCTACGGCATCTGGGGCGAATGGAAGAGGGCACTTGGGTGCTACAATGGGGCTGCCACTGCGAACAGCGCATACAGCCGCAAAGTCCTAAGAGAAGCAGAGAAGTACCGCTAGATGGCCTTCTTTGCCTCTTTGAGGGCATCGATGATTATTTCATCCGGCTTGTTAAGGAGGACTTTGGATTCCAGATCCTCGTCCTTCTTGGCACGGGCAAAGGCGGCCACTAACTGATCAGAGATCTTTTCGGCAGATGCGTGATCAACCTTGCCGCCCGTAGCATGTCCTTTGCGCTTATTTACATCATAGCCTTCATAC